CGATGAAGCCCAACGTCAGGCAGTAGACAAACAGAACGGAATATTTGAATAGTTTGAATTCAGTAATTGATAAATAGATATTTAAAACTTTAATATAGAGGGTATTGTAAACAGGGAAAAACAGAAAGCAAAAAATTTTGTTCTGAGCATTATTAACAATTAAAATATAACGACATGAAAGTATACGAAAACATTGAACGTGCTGATGAGAAGTTCAGAAGCAAATTAAAGGAGGTGATCGACGATTTAGTCCCTTTAAGGGACAACAGAAGCAAAACAGATGCTTATTTCAATAAGCATCTGGAAAACGATTGGACATATGAAGAGTGGCGTGCAAGCAAGCGGGACTGGGATCTACACACGCATTATAGAAGATTTCCAGACTTCAAATTGCCGCTTGGAGCGATTGCACCTAACGAAGCAAGAGCATTCAGAAAGGCACTTTTAGAGGTTATCATGGACGACAAGCACAGCTTTGGATATCTGTACTATTTCCTGGCAAGCGAGGTAAACAGGGAAGCTAAATGTGTTGTCCTACCCTGCGTTCCTAACGATGAGAAGATTAAGTATGCAATTAAGTTTGATATCGATGAAGTCCGAAAAGAAATAGAAGCAATAAACGACTCAACCGAAAAGTGCAGATGCTTGATAAAGTGGGGGAAAAATAGTAAAAACACAAAATATGAAGGAGAGCTTAAAACCATCTTTAATGAAAAATTATGTAGTATAACATTGCAGGAAATTCAAAAAGAAGTCGACGAAATAGACGACTTAGACGAAAAGATCCTTCGTTTGATACAGTGGAAAACGGATATTGATAGTGGAGTAGAAGATAAAGAGCTAAAAATCAGGTTTGATGAATGGATAAATGATTATATTGCCGATATCGAACGGAAAAAAGAATACATTCGGGAATTGCCCAAACCGGTTAAAGAAAGTAATGAAGAAACAATGTTGCTCCCAGAAGAATTAAACACCGAAAGAGCAAGAAAATATTTTACTAAGGCGATTGAATGCAAATATATGGAAAAAACTGAGAATGGGTACAGGTGGTTGTATGATAATGGATCGAAAGTTAGCCTTGCATATTTTTGTAATAATGTATTTTGCCCGAAAAATATAGAAAAACTTCCAGAAACTTCGCTCAACAAATTATTTAATATCACTCGGTTAGGTAGCGCATTATATCAAATATACAATGCCAAGAAGCCTCCAAAATGGGAAAGGGAACTTAAAGAGTTTTTTGCGGAATAATATATAACAACAGTCCGGTATTTTTTCAGAAAGGTTACTTATAACTATTTGATTATTAGTACTGAATTCGCTTTTCAAAATATAGAATATAATCATCTGATTAAATGGATATTAAGAAAAAATTTACCGGACTATTAATATAAGAAAGCACTCAAATTAATAAGGGTGCTTTTTTAATGTGATTTAATGTGCATTATAATGTACATTAAATCACTCTATTTTTCATTTCTAAACTTGTCCATCTTTGCAATGTGAATTCACACAATAGGCGAAGTACAAGCCTAATGTTGAACAAAAAAACATTACAAAAAATGAACAAAAATATTTTAAACCAGTTAGACCGAATAGAGCGAAACACACAATTAGCAGCTAAAAACGTCTTAACACTTGAAGACGTTGCCGTCCTCACCGGACTAAGTAAGTCGCACTTATACAAATTGACTTGTTACAAAAAAATTCCGCATTATAAACCAAACGGAAAGCAAATTTACTTCGATCGAAAAGAAATCGAAGATTGGATGAAACAAAATAAGGTTACCTCAATTGATGAGCTTGAGGAAGCTGCAGACAACTATTTAGCAGGAATGGGAGGGAATAAATGATGGAGACAAAAAAAGAACGCCCCGCGATGCCGGAGCAAATACGAGGCGAAGTATCTTTAGTAATGCAGAACAAAGATACTGAAAATCTTTCTAACCGACAAAGGAAAGTTGCAAAATTACTCTCCACAGGGAAATATTCCGCAGCAGATATTTCAATTGTGCTTCATTTCAGCGATCCACGAAGTTATATCCGAGAACTTCAGAACAAAGACCTCAATGTAGAGGACGAGTGGATAACTTATGAAGACGTGCGATTTAAACGTTATTGGATAACACCCGAAAAACCGCAAGGCTATGGCAGAAAATAAAAAATCTTTTATTGCATATTGCGATTGGGGAGAGATTTTCGATTTGCTTACCGATGAGGAAGCAGGGAAAGTTGTTAAGCACTTATTTGCCTATGTTAATGACCGAAATCCCATATTTGATGACAATGATAGATTCCTGAAAATTATATTCGAACCCATAAGATTGCAGCTAAAACGTGATTTAGCAAAATACGAAACTATTTGTGCAAAGAATAGGGAAAACATCAATAAGCGATGGAAAAAAGAGAAACAAACGAATACGGTCGTAGACGGTCGTAAAAATCGTAATACGAAAAATACCGATAATGATAATGATAATGATAATGATAATGATATTATAAAAGAAAAAATACATAAAAAAGAAATAGCATTTAAAAAATCGATTGAGCCTTTCGTAGAAAAATACGGTAAGGAAACTTGCAACGAGTTTTTTCTGTATTGGTCAGAACCCAATAAGTCCAAAACCAAACTTCGTTATGAAATGGAACCGACGTGGGATATAGCAAGGAGATTAGCTGTCTGGGCGAGAAACAAAAAAACATTCAGTAAAAATGAAAAAGCAGAATTTACAACAAGGAAATATGAACAACTTGGCTGATACTCTTATTTTACCGCATAACGATGAAGCGGAAAGGGCAACTGTAGCGGCGATGTTATTGGAAAAAAACGCCCTATATGAAGTTATTGACTTTTTAAAGCCAGAAATGTTCTATGACGAATTTCTGAGTGAAACCTATAGAGCTATTTTATCCGTTGAGGCTCATTCGGAAGTTGATTTGATTACTGTTTCGGAGGCAATGAGAAAGGGGGGAAAAAACTTCGATATGATGGAGTTGGTCAATTTATCCGATGCAGTAACGTCGGCGGCGCATATTCAAATTCATGCACGGATAGTCTATCAGGATTATTTGCGGAGAAAATTCATGTTGAATTGTGCCAAATCATTGGCAGAAGCGAATGACATAAGTATCGATGTGGCGGATTTGATAGATGGCCACGTTTACGCAATTGAAACACTTTCGAATGTTTCCGATACAGGCTTAACAGAATCCATCGGGAAAGTGGCAGTCGAAGCATACAATGACTATAAAACCCGTGCAGAGAGAAAGGAGCAAGGAGAGCCAATTGGAATACATACAGGATTGAGAAAATTGGACAATGTTTTACACGGGTTTCAAAAGGGAGCGGTATATATTCTTGCCGCAAGGCCGGGTATGGGAAAGACGGCGTTCATGCTTAACATTGCCAGACGAACCGCAGAAAGAGGGAATAACGTACTTATTTTCTCACTCGAAATGACCAAACGTTCAATGGTCGACCGAATGGTGATTGCAGACAGTGGAATCAATTCAGAGGACTATAAAACCGGTAGATTGACACCGGAAGAATTTATAAACATGGGGGAATCTTTAGAGCGCTTGTCAAAATTACCGATATCGATAAATGATACAGCTTCAATTTCAATCCAGCAAATAAGAGCGCAGGCAAAGAAATTTAAAAGACAGGGCAAATGCGATATCGTTATGATTGACTATTTGCAACTCATAGATATGACGCAAATGAAAGGCAAATCAACAAACGATGAGGTAGCTGCAATTTCACGTCAAGTTAAGATTATGGCGAAAGATTTGGACGTCCCCGTTGTATTGCTTTCCCAGCTGAATAGAAATGTGGAAAATAGAGCCGATAGAAGGCCAATATTGGCGGATTTAAGAGACAGTGGAGCAATAGAACAAGATGCAGATGCCGTTCTGTTCATTCATCGGGATAGTTATTACTCTAACGATGCCGACAAGAACGAGGGATTTATACGTGTTGCGAAGAATCGAGAAGGCGTTGTAGGCGACATCTCGTTCTGGGTGGACGATTGTATTACTAACTTTCGAGACGAAGCTCCTACCGGCATAAAAGGCGTAAAAGAATATTTTTAAAACACCTATAAAACTTACTGAAATGGAAAAAGATTTTAATTGGCAGAATGGCATCATTGATTTATCAAAACCAATTTCCGGACACAATCAGTTTGGCGGCTGGCTGGTTTATCCAGATGGCACCCTCGAACACAAACAAAATGGCTACTTGATTGGGGCAAACCGATTACGTAACGATGATTGGATACTTCATTTGCTTGAGAAAAGTTGGGTTGATATGAATGATTTTATTCCCGCCTATTTTCAGGCGATGAGAAATGCAGGCATACAGCATGCAACCATAAGGTTTTAT